TTTCTTAGCTTTATCCATAACTTTTTGAAGTTCTTGTTGTTTACAAAACTTCAATGCCTTTTCCTGAACAAACTGAGTACCCTCTTCGGTAACATTCTGTATATCAGAAATAGTGTCAAGAGTTATCTTTAATAATAACTCCTGACTAATTTCACTCTTAGCTTTTTGTTGAATTGTCTCAAAACTAGGACTGTGTTCAAACTTTGAATAGTATTCTTTTACCATCTGAACAAATAATCTAAAGTATTTGTTTTCAAAATAAGTAGATTCCATCACCTCAATAATTGAGTGTGAAAAATCCTTATCAAGTATCATTTGATTAAGAAGTTGTAATTGGAAGGTCTCTCCCAAATAGTCAAAATTTTTGTCAGCCATATTATGTTTGTTTTTAGAATAAATATCAACGAGCCAGCTGATAACCCATGTATTCGTGTGTTAAATTTCTAGATGACAACACGTCAGTAAGACCAAAAAGGATACCTTTTAGGAACGGGCGTATGTCTACGGTGTATCTTACCTTTGGTGGATAAAGTTTAGCATCAAACGTATAGTGACACATTGTCGTATCACCATTTTTGATATAGATGTTAAACGACTCAGGTCCATCAGTGAATGATGTGTTCAATACCTCAGGGTCTTCACTAATCTGATATTGATTGTCCAACATATAGTTTACAGTTTTCATTTTGAAATTTTCTTTCAACTCTGAAATAAAACCATCCATCAAATCAATCAACTCAGCCGAGTTGTGAGCCTTTGGGTTATACCCTTTAACGTTAAAAAAACGTTGTACGATAAAATTGTTATTTACCGTCATCAAGAATTCCAGTTTGGTAATGTCTTGTTCTTTCATAATTTATGTTATTTTTTGTTTGTTTTTGTTTTTTCTTTTCTTGTTAACTTCATGAACGGTTGGATGAAGTATGTCCATGAGTCGTCACCTTTTGGTAGGTATTTGAATAACCCATCCTCAACCATATACTTAATTAAGTTTTTGTAACTTCTACCTTCAATATCTAATTTTTCAGTAACAATTGATTGTATTTCTTCTTTGTCTTCATCCCTCAATAAAGGATTAGATAAGTCAACAATCTGTTCATTAACTTGGAAAAATTCTTGTTCAAAGATACCTGATTTTGTTTTACCTGTTAAAAGATTCTTTAGAGTTTGATTGTCTTTTTGTTCTTTTAACAAATCTTCAGCTCTTGTTAAAATATCGTTATAAGAAACTTCTTTTTCAAGTATCTCAGGAAAAAATTTAACTAAAGTTTTTTCACCCAAAAGATAGATACCTTCAATATTATCTGATTTATCACCAGTCAATATCTTTAATGTTTTTACGTTATAGTGTGGGAACTCAAAATCATCAAATTTAATCTTATCCCCGTGTTTAAACGTAGCTTTAACTGATGGTGAGTATATGGATACATTTTCGGAAATAAGTTGTGTTAAGTCTCTGTCTGATGAAAAAATTAATTTATCTTCATTTTCAGATACTTGACAATAATAAGCAATTAAATCATCGGCCTCTCTTCCACTAATCTCTAATTGTCTTATATAGACTTCTTCCAAATATTGTTTGATACGATTTTTTTGTTTTAGGTAGGACATAAAGATAGCGTCCTCCATAACCAATCGTCGGTTTTGTTTGTATTTGGGGTAAAGAATTCCACGTAAACTCGTGGAATCTTCACCATCCCAAAATACTACTACCTTGTCAAAGTTTTGTTCGTTAATAAATTTACGAAGTGTATTCATAAAATGATACAAAGCCCCAATGTGTTCTCCATTGTGGAAGTAATCCTTCACACCATGAAACCCAATTTTCATCAGATTGTTTCCGTCAATAAGTAGTGTTTTTTTCACGAACTAAAATTAAAATTGTTCGTTTGTAAAAGTTTCTTCAGTCTCGTCAAGAGTTATTTCACCGGTCCCTGTAAGTATTGCATTCCAATATTGTGAATACTCTTTTTTGTATGTTTCAAGAGCGTCTTTATCGTCAGCAATATATCCTTGAGCAGTTGCGATAATCTTACCATCTTTATATCCTAATCCATTGATATGATTCTTTAGGACAGATATTTTTGTTCTGATAGCGTAAGATACCGTTCTACCATTTTTAGTTGCTGTAATGTGGTTAATACCAGCGTTTTTCTGATTACCAAACAAAAATACAAGAGCTGATGCCAACCAAAGAGCTTCACCACCTTTTGCTTTAATTGTTGGTTGTCCAAATGGATTATCAGGTAATTCAACCCAAGGTTGATTAACTACTACCATCGTGTTTGTATATGGGAAATCTTCTTTACGAGATTTGGTAATACGAGCTTGAATACCCATACCAATCTTATCCGCCAATACAGATGCGTTATGTTGTTTTCCACCCTTACCGTCAAAGGTCATCTTACAAGGAACTGAACCAACTGAATCCCAAAGGAAACAAAGAGAATAAGGAATATTACCTTTTTCTTGTTCGTCTAATAGTTCGTTAATGTAATCGGTAACTTGTTCAATATAGTCAAAGTTATCATTAAAGATAAACTGACCATCCCATTCACCATCAACCATTTTAGCTTCAAGACCAAGTTCTACTGCGTGGTCCCAACTCCATTTTTTCTCGGTGATAATAAAAACAGGCAAATGCCCCTTCTTCTGTACAGACACAGCGGCTTTGACAAGCGCGGTCGTTTTTGAAGAGTTTGAGTGACCCAAGAACATGTTGATGTTACCCAAAGCAGGACCAGGTAAACCGCAACTATTATGGAAAGCTTCACCGACCTCATAAAAGTCTGTTTCTTTATATTTTGTCTTGGTGGAATATTTGTCTTTGATTGCATCTAATGAGAATTCTTTTTTCTTTATTGCCATAAATGTCTATGATTTAATTTGTTTGTGTTTAAAAATAACAAAGGGTAGGCACTTTGTATATACTTGTACCTACCCTTTTATGAATTAGAATGGTAAATCACCATCTGGCTCTGCTTCAGCCTGTGGGTCAACATATGAACCACCGATAGTGCCTTCGTCAGATGAACTATCACCATAAACGTATTTACCTAAATCAGATGACCATCTTGGTGTTTCTCCACGAGCAATTGCTTCCAAATACTCAACAGGTTTCTTAGAGTAAACATCCATCCACGTAAGTGGGTCTTCAGTCCAAGCCTTAGCCGTCTCAGCATCTGCGTGAACAGGTGTTGGGTCGTCATGCATAACAGTCTGAATAACTGTGTAAGTAGCACCTTTTGGTGTCTTAGCCTTTGTCAATTCTATGATAAGGTCACGACCATTAACAGGGTCAGTGATATCACCTTTAGCTTTCCAAATCGGAATGATTTTGTCAAGGATACCTTCGTTTTTGTAATTGTGTTTAAAACGCCAGAACTTAACTCCGTCCGCTTCGTTATCACGGTCAACTACTTTAACGATATAGAATTTACGTGGCTTATACGCCTTTGCAAGTTCTTTATCAGATTCTTTTCCTGTTGACATTAATTCGTCATGAATTTCAGTCAAAGGTGAACGCTCGTTGTCGTTCTTTCCTGGGTCATAGATTTTATTCCATTTACCCTCAACTTGTACTTCGTGATACCATACTTCTTTGAAGGGTGATGACCCGTCAGGTGTAGGTAGAATACGAAGACGTTTCTGTCCTGAGTTCTCATTTTGCATCAAGATTGCTGCAAAATATTTTTTCATTCTGTCTTCTTGAGACATTTTGTTTGCAGAGTTACCTCCACTTTTCGCTTTTTCATACTGTGCGAGTACAGCGTCTAGGGAATTTGTCGCCATTTTGTGTGTATAATTTATTAGTTAATATTCAAGTATAAGTGTGTCAGCCGTGATAGTCAAATTCGAAATTTAGAATTTCAAAGGTTTGTTTTGTGTTTCGTCTCCAAAATCGTTAAATGTCGTTTTAATTTCTGAAGGTGTAAAACTTTCAACTTCATCAGTAGTTAAAATATATTCATTTTTTCCTGATTTTTCCATTTCTTGTTCTTTATCTACAAAGAAATCAGATAGTTTTTGATTGAACGGTCCTGAGTCTAAACTTCTTAATTCAAGTTTTTCTTGTGGAGTTTTTTCTCTGTATTTTTCAATCTTAGCTTCAATGTCGTTTAACTTTGTAAAAATACCTTCCATGTCTTTCAATTTACTTTCTAAACCATTTAACTGATTAAAAAGATTATTAAAATACTCTTCTTGTTTTGTTTCAATATTTTTTTGAGAATTTACCAAATCAGTAATTTCAAGTTCTTCAGACTCATTTTCTTCTTCACCTACCTTTTCAACATCAGGGTCTGATGCTACATCAATAGGTTCTGCAGTTGGCGGTGGTGTTGTCGCCATACCAGCATCGGGTGATGGAGGTAAAGCTCCTGCGTCAGGTGCTGGAGGAACATCACCTTCAGGTGCTGGAGCCGTAGCATCTTGTTCAAAGATATAATTATTTATATTCTTATATCTTGATATTTCCTCTAAAATTGTTTTATCTATTCCTGACATTTTTTTAACCGTTTAATAGTTGCTTGAAACCTTGTATTGTTTCAACGTTTATTTTTCTGTTTGTTCTTAAAGTGTTATCGACTCTTTCAATTAAACCATCTTTCATTCTAATTGAATAACAATCTCCAGTGTCTAAATCGCAGACTTCTTTAAATCCATTACCAATTTCTTTTTCGGTAATACGTGTGTTTTTACCTAAATAATTATCTAAAACTTTTTTTGTGTCCATAGTAGTTTTTTATTATAAATATATGTTAAAGCTGAAACTCGATTTTATCTAATAATTCTTTATACTCAGTTGGGTTATTTTCTTTATAATCTTTAAAAATACTAGGATATTCTTTTACTTTATTGTAAGGAAAATATTCTATCCAAATCTTTGCGAATTGTTCTTTGAACTCTAATTTTTGGATATCGTTTTTTTGATTAAAATCAGTAATAGTTTGATTAATTGTTATACTATCATCAAATATTTCTTTAAAATATTCCGTATATCTTAATTTAACTAATGTAATACAATCAAAAATATTATTAAAAACTGCATATGGTTTTGTTGTTTTATCACTTTGGGCAACACAAACAAAGTTTGGTAAAAATAAAGTAGATAAATCTCCCTTATATGGTATATCTAAAGTAATATCCGCAAAATTAAATGAGGTTGCGTTAAACGAAGAATTATTTGATTCATCTTTAACATATGAAGCAATTTTAAATATAAAATAAGTTGTAAAGAATTCAGTTGTTGTTGTTGTTGAATCAAGAACCCCACCAATAACATCATCAGGGTTATGTGCAATTATTGGAGTATTTAATGAAACATATGTTTGATAATCCGCAAATAACATCGAGGAACAGGTACCAACATTAGCAACTTTATCATTATTTTTAATACCATTAGTTATTTGAGCACTTATGTTATTTTTATTTTGTGATAATGAAGCGTTACTAGCAATTTTGTTATTGTAATTTTTATTTAAAGTTTTTAATAATTCAGTTTTTAATGTTTGGAACGTATTCTCAACTTTAGGTAAAGTATATTTATTTTGTCTTGTACCCGTAAAAGAAGTTTTAAAACTTTCTGTGCTAATAGTATGAGTAACTTCAGTTATATAATATGAACCCGCAAATAATGGAACATTTCTTAAAACAAAATACATGGTTGGTTGTATCATAGCATTACCAAAACCATCAACAGAACATGAATAACTTCTGTCTTTATATATGTTATACAAACTAACATTCTGAGTTGATGAGTTAGTCCCAGCGGTTCCGTTTGCCAAATTAAATTCCGCAGTTAAAGATTCTGAAGTGGCTTTACCTAAATCTTGACTCACGTTAATGGTTTCAAATACACTTTGGTTTTGTAAATTAAAATCAACCGCAAAACCAACAACTTTATTAGACTTCGCAAAATCCTGAACTTTACTTGTGTCACATTCTCTCAATGTGTCACCATCATTCATGATATTTAATCCATCATCTTTATATCCGTTATTTTTACTTTTGTTGTTTAATTGTGTTGAAGGTTTTTCAGTATATATACTTACTAATTTAGCTGCGGTTTTTTGATAATCAACACTTTTAAAAATCCCAAATAAACTGTTAGAAAAACTATCAGGGTCTTCCTGTTTGTTTTCCGAATTTTTAGAAGGAATGTAATTGTTATAAAAATTAATATAAGATGGCATTGAGAATGTTATGAAATTATGTGTTTTAAAGATAGAATCTAATATTGTAAACACATTTGTTTTTGGTGATGTGTTTTTTAAAAACTTAGTAATTGAATTAATATCTAAATATATTTCCCCACCAATGTCTCTGTTTGCTCTATCTAAAAATAAAAAATCTTCAAATAAAGTTTTTTCATTATAGTCATTTGCCGAGACCCATTTATCATTAACCGCCTTAAACATGTCGTAAAGTTCAATCTTACTTTGAAATCCTTGTATAACACTATCAATTTCCTGTACTTGTGTTGTATCAGTTTGAGGTAGATTTTTTTTAACATAACTAGTTACACCCTCAAATAATTTGATGTATAAATTATCATTATTTAATAAAACATCTGAAATCTTACCCTTAAATAAATCACTAACATTTTGAATTGTTGTGGTATGTTTATAACTTGCATACATTTTTATGATGGTTGTAAACCTTTGTATATTTTCAACATTAAAAGGAATGTTAAAATCAATAAAAAAATCAGTTAAAGCAGAACCTTCGTCAGTATAACTAACCCCATTAATTGTTGAGAACCCAACTTGTAATTGTAACTCCTCCCACGATTTAGGATTTTGCTCTTGTGATTGTTGTAAAGTTATTGTTGAACCAGTAAATCCTGGTGGTAAATTTCCAGTGTATCCTAAATCAACATTTATTTTCGGATTACTTGGACTATTACTAAAATAATTAAATGTCGGTAAATCAAATCCTGTTGTATTACCTTTTTTGAATAATGTATTATTAGTCATTAATGGCGGTAAAAGAGTATTTAAAGAATTTAATTGTAGTTTTTGAATTCCCTCAACTAAATCATTCTCACTTGAACCTGATACAATGTAATTGTTTGAAGTAATATTTAATAAAATCTTTTGAAAGTTTATAGGACTTAATTCGGCTTCTTTCTTTTCGGAAAATCTTAAAAATTCAGATTCAAATAAGTCTAACTCAGTTTTTGTAAAAACTCCAAAAATTTCTTCAATCGAAGAATAGTCACTGTCAGTTCTTAGTTCAAAACTTTCTTGTTCTATTAAATCATTATAAACTTTTTTTAGATGTTGTCTTACAGTTGGTTTAACTATATTTGTATTATTAAAATAACCGTAGTTTGGTGCTCCCCATAGTAATCTAACTGACCCATTAAATAAATTCCCGTCCGTATTTATTGCAGATATATTGTTTGAATATAAATTTTGTAATTGGTTTTTACCCAATCCAAAAGAAGGTAAAACATAATAATTTTTAAAAAACGGATTTTTTATTAGAACTGACCATGTTTTAACTGTTTGAAAGGACGAGTCTGATGGTGATAATAATATTAAATTTCCTAATTTAATTTGAGTGTTAATTTTTTCAGTTATCTGTGTTATAGTATCAGATGATAAAAATAAATTTTGATTGTAAATCAAGTAATAAAAATCATTAATAATTTTTGGGTAAAATCCTAAATTTATTTCATTTAAAGTACCCGAAGATGTTCCTGTAGAACCCGAACATTTAATTTTGTATTCATAGTTATTACCATCAACTGTTTGTCCCGATAAATAATAAAGATAATCTAAAGTAGGATTAGATGTCGGGTAATAATTATTTAAAACATCAAAATTAGTCCATATAGATGTTAATATATCTGAATCATTTAAAATATAATTTTTATATCTATGCCAAATAGAACCAATTTTACATACCCATATTTTTGGTAATGAATGAACTCCTGAAAATTTATTTAAAGATGCTGAAATAAAATTTAAATGAACATTTTCATTATTTTCAAAAGATAAATATTTTTCTCTTAATGTTGATAATGGTAAACTATTTAAAAACAAATATGCGGCAGCTTTAAATGGATAAGGAGTATTATTTCTTAAATTATTAATTCCTTGTTGAACAGCATTAATGAAATATGGTGTATTCATTATTGAGGTAGTTTCTTCATTTGTCGAATACTTTGTTCTACCTTCAGTTAAAATATAATCTTTTGGTTTTCTATCATTATAAAATGAAGTTAAATCAATGGGTGGTGTAATTGTATTATAAAATGGTTTAAAGTTGGTAAAAGGTTTGATAAGATTTTTTTCATTATTTGTTCCGTATCCAAGTGGAGTTAGGTAATTACTAATTTTTTTTGTATATGTATTGTAAAATAACGACTCTTTAGTTTTGTTATAAGAATTTTCAAAAGAAAATTCAGATTCACCATTAGATAGATTGCTTACTCTCCAATTTTCATTACTATACGGTAATAAATCAAATATGTTTTTGGAGTCATGGACAGAACTTGACATATATTTTGTCATATCAGGCTCTGTCTTTGTTAAAGTTATTTTAATAGACGGTAAATCTGAAATTAAAATCTCACTTGGTGTGTCTATTATTTTTTCTTTTAAATACGTTGTATTAAAAATACCAGCTTCTTTATTATTCCAAAATAAACCAGTACCATTATTAGATATTGATTTTAAATACACCTGAAATGTTCCATTATCCGTAAATGGTGTATTTGTAAATTTAGAAACTAAACTTGGTGAAGAAGTTAATATAGAATTAACAATATTTGTTCCTTCGGAATCTGACAAATAATTAATAAGTTGTTGGCTATATTCAGAGTCTGCTAATTTTTTTCTTAAAAATCCGTTGTATTCAACTAATGATATTAATCTTTCATAAAATTCATAAAAGAAACTAACCTCTTCTAAATTTGAGTATGGTATATTTGTAGGTATCGTATCAAAAGCTGAGACCATTATTCTTTTAACCTCACTTGTTGGTTCTAAAGGACTAACTGGAGATGGTGGTGTTTGTCTTTGCATGTAACCCTTTAAAAACTCTTCAACAAATTCTACTTCAGGCCATATTTCATAATCATATGCTCTTGTATCATTAATTACATCATTATCCCCAGGATACTTAATCTCATATTTATTACACTCTTTTACTCTGGTATATAATGGCCATGGATAAACTGGTGAATCAGGGAGTCCTTTAATGTCAACATTCCCAACAGATGTTTGTTTCTTTTTATTATTTCTAACTTGGTATGCTGCAACATGAACATCATCCATTAAAAGTAAAAACGCTTCAGCTGACGCTAAAATAACCCCCATAATATTTTTTAAAGACGGAACAAATCCTAAACCAGTCGCAGATGCAATAAATTTAGATAATTCATCAGTTAACTCTTTTTCAATTTTTTGTGAAGCGTCTTGTAAACTATCTTGTATTTTATTTAATAGGTCATTAAATTGATTTGGTGAATCAAAATCAAAATAATAATATTTTAATTCAGCACTACTCAATGGGTCATTTATACTGTGTAATCTCTCTATTTCGTTTTCAATTGATTTTATGTTTTCGTCAGTAACATCATTAACAGTAGGATTTCTTAATTTATAAGTTTTTTTGTAATTAGGTGAATTTGGTAATGTAATTGCAACATTTTCTAATTTTATATTTACAGTTATTGGATATTTTCCGTTTTTACCAAAAGTTGCGTTGTTTAATAATTTTTCATTAAAACTTTCAATTAATGGCCCTAATTCCTTAAATCCATCAATTTTTCTAGTATTAACAGTATCATTATCTGTTAAAATTTCAGATGAACCTTTAGTATCTGAAAATGTATAAAACTTTATTTCATTAGGCTCTATCTGTTGGTTCTCATTTACATCACCATTTTTAATAAAAAATTTTGTTCTTGATAAGTAAACGTCAAACCATGATGTTCCCCTACCAGTGTAAATTGCCTTTCTATAGTCCGTTATTATATCGGAATATTCTTTAACATCATTTAACGCTGATAATGAAACTTGACCAAATTGTTCTAAACTATAATTAATAAAATTATCTAATTTTGTTATAAGTTCTTGTATTGTTAATTCAGGAACATTTTGGTCAATTAAATTTCTTGTTTTATATTTTTTATAAACTTCCTTTAATTTATCCATCCCTTTCTGTTGGATGTATTCATTAGTAGTCTGTGTTTGTGGTGATAATTGTTCTTTAGCCGCAGTTTGACCGTTTGACGCTTGTAAAGGAATATTTGTTGTTGTTCTTTTCAAATACATCTGAGGCACCGCAAAAAGAGACGCCATTGTAATATCGGTTAACACATTGAATTGATACGCAATAAAATTTAACGTCAACTCAAAATTACCAGTAGTTGAGTTAAATGATGAATTAAATTTTTGTAGTATTATAGGGTATCTAATTGCCTTACCATAATAACCTTTAATAGTTAAATGAAAAGTTGGGTATGGTAAATTAAAAAATGCCGAATAAAGAGAGTTGTCTCCACTCTCCATTAAAGCTCTACCTTTTGAATCTTCTAAAGTTATCGTTATCGTTGGGACAAAGGATGCATTAACTTTATATGTTACGGTTTTTAACCCTAATAATTCACCATTAATAGTATTAGGGTCATTTACATCAGTTTGTAATTGAGTCCATTTTGTTGTTAAATAATCTTGGTCGTTAGGTTTTAAAAAATTAATTTTACCGTAAGCAATTTGAGTTGTAGTTTGAGTTGTAGTTTGAGTTGTTTTATCATTCCCTTTTACTCCACCAATTAATCTACTTCTTGGTTTAATGTCACAGTCTAAATTGACATAATAAACCAAATCTTCCATAGGAACATTCCTATCTTCAGCGTTACCAAATTGGTTGGTAACTTTATTAGGATTAACTATGAAGATATTATTTACATCTTTTTCAATAAAAATATTATTGTTCGCCATAATAATAGAAATAACGCTCTAAAGCTGATTTATAATCTAATAAAGAAGATGTTAAAGGGAAGGGTATGTTAAGAACGGCATTGTCAGGAATGTTTAATTCTGAACCACCATACTGTGAGTTTGATTGTAAAATAAGCCAACCAAAATAAGGCGTGTCATAATACAGTTGGGATATTTTATCTAAACGAGAAACTCCAAGTTTATAAATGTATTTTTTATCGGAATTTTTCAAAGGAATATTAATATACGGAATAGTATTTTGTTGGTCGTTTGCCGTAAAGAATTGGTATCTATTTAAATATTCGTTAGCCATTAGTTAAAATATTTTTTTCCGTTGTATGTTGATTGATTATTATCAATATTAACATTTTTATAAATGTTGGAAACATTAGTTTGTTGATTTGATGTTGAACCTGCTGAAGTAAATGTAAAATCTCTATCCCTTCCTTTCACACTAACACCATCAACTTGTGGATTATAATTTTTATAAATCAAATAACTTTGACCTGTAAAGAAATTATTTACATATGTTGTTTGAGCGTTTTTCTCATCAATAATTGATTGTGAAATAGAACTCAAATATGTTAAAACTTTTGTTTTTGTGTTTTCATTTACAGGTGTATAGTTTTGTGTTAAAAAATTCTTTAAATTTTCAATAGATTGATTATCTGTAAAATCGTTTGAGAATAATGTGAAGAATAAATTTAATCCACCTGTTGAACTATAACTAGTGAAAGGTGTGAAATACAATGTTGAAACCGCTGGTTCAATAATTATATTATTAGATAACAATAAAGAGTAATAACTTTTGAAATCATTAGCTATTTGTGTATAATCAGTTCTAATATCCGTTAAGGTATCCGATGTTCCGTAAGGTTCACCAGTATTAGTTAATGCAAATATAGAACCATTTGAATTTAACTTACCATCTGTAGAATCACAAACTAAATCCATTCTTCTAAAAATTTGATATATCTCAGACTGTTGATTAGTTATTGATTGTATTTTACTACCAATACCTTGTAATATTGTATTCTTTCTATTTTGACAAGCTGCTTTAAAATTTGATTGAACTATTCTAATTTCATTTTGCGGAACATTCTTAGATAACAAATAAACAGTTAATATATCTGTACCATTATCAATCTCAGTAATTAATGCTGACATTACACTTGTAATATAATTTGAGTAATTATTAAATTTACCCAAAATTTTTACGTCTGAGACAGGTCCTTGTAAGGAATTGAAAGTTCCATTGTTAAATAGTCTTTCATTATATATCTGAGTTAAAACACCATAATTATATTCTTTAGTTACACTTGTAATAAAACTTTCAACTAAATTCATGTAATTTTGACTGTTATCAACAGTTGAGTCAACTAAATTCTTATATTGTATAGTTCCTGTTAACACACCATTTGTGTTTGTTGACTCAGACACATTTCCAATAAAATTACCCCCATCGGTTGGGTTTTGATTTGTCGCCTGATTACTAGCCAAGTTTTGGTTATTAGTTTGATTAGCTAAGTTTTGTAAAGTTCTTAGATTTGAACTTAAACCGGTATCACCATTTAAAACTGCTGTTAATTTAGTTGTATCAGTAGGAATTGACCTTTCATCATACATTTCAGTATTAGCATAATAATTAAATGAAAGAGCGTTTTGTAATCTTTCAATCGGTTCTTTTAAACCATGTCCACCAATCATTTTAAAACCTAATTTTGCAGTAACAATCATTGGTTGAACACCAATACCTTCAGGATTAAAATCTAATGCTTCGTATGTAAAACCTAAAGTTTCAGGTACGATTTTACAATTATAAAAATCACCAATTCTTAACACTAAAATAGGTGGTGAACCAAAATTTGTATTTAAAGAATCTTTAGTTTCAAAATCACCTGAAGTATTTTTTGTTGGTATTGTATTACCAGGTCTAACACATTGATTTAAAAAAGTTAATCTTGAATTAAATCCTTCAGGTGTAATAGAGTGGAATGCTGGGTTAAAGAATTTAATTTTTGTTTTAAAACTATCATATAAAAATGGGTCTTCTTGTTTAATTATTTCAAAATAATTCTTCTCATTTAATAATTCTGATAGAATTGTTTTACTTAAATTTTTAGCTTTAGCCTCAACACTTTCTTTTTTCTTTTTCTTATTACCAAAAACATCTGACAAAAATTGTCCAGTACTTCTTCTTAAATTACTGTCACCATCATTACTGTTTGTGTTAACCGCACCACTATTTTCACTATCAGGTGGTTGTGGTGTAACTATTACATTTTTTACTCTTATACCTCTACAAGCCATCGCTTGAATTGAGAACGGAGTGTTAGTGTTATTAATAATTGTGTTACAATCAAACGAGTCAAAAGGTTCACTTGATTTTATAATTGCGGAAGATTGTATTTCACTACTTAATGTAATTTTCAACTTTCCGTTGTTAATGTATTTGCTAGCTAACGTACTTTGAAAAACATATTCTTCAAAAAATATATTAATTGATGATAATCTATCATTATTATATGTTGAAGACTCACTAGAATTTGTTTCAACATCCAAAGTGCCAACAAGTTCTAAACTTACTTCACCACCAGCAATTAAAATTTCAACAATCTCATCTCTTAATGATAGTATTGTATTATAATTTTCTTTTATAACTTTGTCAAAAAAACTACTTATAGGTTCTTGGGGTTGTTGTTCGGCATAAAACCCTTCTTTACTTAGATAATCAGCATACAAAATTTCGTAATCAGTTGATGAATCAATAGTTTGATATGCTTCAAAATAAAATCCAAAATCATTGTAATTTTGACTTAAGCTAACTCTTTGTGAATCAGTAGGATTACCTTCATCTTGTGGTAATGATTCTAAAGCCTCAAGTTTATCTTCTTGAGATGTTTGGTCACTTTCTAATACTTGTTGATAGATGTCTTCGATAGTGTTTAAACTTAAACTTCCAAAGTTTTTCGCTAATTCATATATGTCATATTTTCTACATCCAGCAAAAAATGAATTAACCACACCATTTATTAAATCACTATTTTGATTTTCTAATTCTCTATTAACAATTAAATTTAATACTGATGGATGGTCAACAACTATTTTAAAACTTATATCACCAGTTCTTGTTGTATTATTGTAAGTATAGATTGGTTCAGGTCTTCCGATAAAATTAGTTGCATTAAAATTTGCTGTAGAACTATCTCCAAAAGTTAATTCATATGGTGGAAACCACATGATTCTACCACCGTTTGGGCCCTTTTCAATATCAGGTAAATTATTAAATTCAGGTGTTGATTTCCAAGCTAAGTTCTCTAACGAAAACATGTATTTTTTAACACTTCCTCCTTGAGTTGATGTTCCTCCATTTTTATAAGGAACAATATTAAGGTTATACGCACTATCTAATACCGAATATGAATACCTTCTTATATTACCGTTTGTATCCGCCCCACTTTTGTTAGCGTAAGTTCCTTGTAAATCTCCGTAAGTGTAGTAAGGTCTATCCTTTGAGAAAATTCTACCATACTCAGTTCCAACAATAGAACCATTCTCATCAACATATTTTTTAACTTTGGAACCCTTTGTTAATTCCTTATATCCGTCCCAAAAAACTTTCGACACTTGGTTCATCGCATTACCCACATGAGCTAATCTATCCTTACCCTGAGCAGGTGTAGAGTCAATTATTCTTTGTGTAACATCTAATATTGAACCAGGTCTAAACTCATATCCTGTTGACAAGACTTGTTGATAAGATGAACTTAGTGGTGAAAATGTTAAATTATTGTCATAAATTCTACCATCTTGTCCAACAGTTCTTCCTGCTTCAACTTTTGTTAATTCAGATATCCAAACAAACCCTCCGTCAAAAACAGGTCTTTGACTATAATCTTTTCCAGCCAAACCAAATTGGAAGTTTTGGTCACCTTCATAAAGCATTGAGACTTTATCAGGTCCGTAAACAGGTGTCCTTGTTGGTATTCCATAAGCATTAACCGGACTAGCACCTGGAGGTGATGTAACATTAATTATGTCCGACTCTTGTCTACCAATGTATAAATTACCGATAGAATTAGGATTTTCAAAAAAGTCAGAAAGAGAACTACCAAGTTGAGTTAGATAAAATGTATAATCAGGTTTATATCTGTTATAAGCAATAGTATTAAATAAAACACTTTTTTGTCCTGAACCTGTATTTTGTAAAAAAATTATAGAAGGATTTTGTCTATTTAAAATATTACCACCTAAATTACCTAATGTTTGTTGTGGTTTAATTCTTTGTCTTTCAACATCTGAAAAATAACTTCCTTCGATTGGTGAATAGGGTAATAAAAAACCAGCAACTCTTTGTAAAAAGTATGCTGCGTAATCTATGACACCATTAGGAACTGTAATTGTATAGTTTCTCTGTATAAAAGGTTCTTGACCTGTAGCAACTAATGTTGCCTCAAACGGACTTGTTAAAATCCCTAAATTAATTGACCCAACAGTATTTCTTTCGATTTCACGAGCAATTCTTTGTTGGAACGCATATGTTAATCTTTCCGCGCCAATTTTTTGAATATAAGAATCACTTATTAATTCAGGGTCGTTATTTAATATTTCAGTTACAGTATAATCACCCTGAACAAAATTTATTGGAGATGAAATACCGTCACCATAAACTCCACTTTGTTGTAATGTTTTTGCCAATATTTTTTCATCAACAACAAATAAATCATCATAATTACCTTCAGGAGTATATCGATTTACAACCGCAACATTATCAATAAATGTTTCATTTATTATATCGAGTTTAGTAAAGTTTGGGTTATATTCGTTTTGACCAATTTCCTCACCTGTAGAAACAGGTCTTGGTGGTTGTGGTATATCAAGAGAATTTACTACTTCAGCACCGTCAATGAAATTTCCAGCCGGTCCGTAAACATTTATAATTGTATTTAATTTCGGCTCTTCATATATATCATAACTTATATCAGGGGTGTCAACAGGTGAACTATCCGTTAAATTTGCAGTATAATTTTGTTGATATTCGGCACTGGAAAATGAACCCTCAATTTTATAAGGCTTTAAGTTTCGAGAAACAAGTGTTTTTCTAAAATTTTCCGAACCGTTAAAAGAAAGAATATTTTCTTGCATCAAATCTTTTTATAATAAATAGAATGAAACAGATTTTATCAGGCAGTCAAACCGTAGTTTTTAATATTTTCACTTATCTGTTGAACAAGTTGTTGTTGTAATGATGTATTATCTCTTAAAGATTTTGAAAATTCTTGAGCAACATTTATATCAGCACCTTTAGACTCATGTGTAAAGTTTATATTCACATTAAGTTCTTTTGGAGTTGATTCTTTTTTTACTTCATTAGAAGCGTAATTATTTTCAACCGCAGTTGGTAAGATTGGTGAAGGTGATGATGCTCCGATTGCGGAAGCTAATTTTTCTTGGTTAAGTGCCATCAACATATCACCTTTATCTAAAGAGTAGTGCATTCCGTCAGCGGTGATTGCAATGTCTTTTTTAGGTATAAAGCTAGTTAAATCTCCAGTTTTTAAAAAATTTACAAAAGTGTTAACTAATTCCGCGCCTGTTTTAGCTATTACATTAATTCCAGCGTCAGTTAGGATACTTACAACAGTTTTGTCTTGGTAGCTCGCGTCCAAACCTTTTTTCATTTGACCAAAACTTTGTTCACCAAGTTCTTTAAAAAGAACCGCAGATTCAGCAAATTTTCCCTCTTGAGCTTTTTCAAGAGCTAATTTAGTTAAATTTGCAATATCAGCATTACTTTGCTTCATGGCCTCATTATTTAAATTAAAAAGTTTTAAAGTTTCATTTTTTGAAGCGTCATTTACACCATATAATTTTTCATTACCCGCAACTAATGTTTGTAAGTAGGTATTTCCATATTCACTTGTTGCCAACATAGTACTATAAGAATTAGCAAAAGTTTCTTGTAAATTCCCAATTCTTTCAAGTTGACTCAAACTTTGTGAAGCGATATCATACATTTTTTCACCTTCAGTTAAAGTTTGTTTTTGTAGTTCTTCTAAATCACCTTGGTTTAATTCACTTATAGCTTTTTCAATTTCAACACCTTTTTCATCTTTTACTTTAACAACATACTCACCCTGAGTATTCATTTCTGCCATGTTTGTAATCAAAGATTTTTGTTCTTCAGTCATATTCATGTTAAATCGGCTAAAATCAATTTCAGAAAGTTTTTTTTCCATTTTTGAACTTTCCAAAGACATTCTAGCAAATTCATCATAACTCATACCTAAAGATTTTGCAACTTCATTCAATTGCTTTCTGGCACCTGGCATGATTTCAAATTGTTTAGTATCTTCGTTAAATACTGTATATTGTTTAGATAAATCAACAAGTTGGTTCTGTAACTCAGGAATATTGTTTTGAGCCAAATCCATAAGTTTTAATGGGTCAAGTAACGCCCCTGATGTTGCACCCATCCGTTGTAGAGTCGCAGAAATTTCTATAGCAGCCTCCGGTCCTCTCGAGAAGATGTCATCCGCAACTGCAAAGGCTGATTTCATGTCTATTCTCATAGATGCTGCCTTTGCCGCCATTTTTGCCAAACCTTCCACCCCATTACCAAAACCAAATTTATTTAATTTTTCTAAATTTTCAGTTACAGATTTAGACACAACCTGACTATTAACCCCCATACTTGAAGCAAGTGTAACCACTTTCTCCATATTTGTACTAATTTGTGACATTGAAAAACCAGCGTTTTGAAAACTTGTTAATAAAGTTGCCGAGGCAACTCCTGTAACTTTATTAGTAGAAATTAAGTCTTTTAAATTTTCTTTTGTTAGAATTACATTACGTCCTGTCGCGGTGTTAAATTCTTCTTGTGTTTTAACGAAAGTTCCAAAATCAGCACCAATTAAACCTAATTCATTATACGCTTCACCAAAAGTTCTTTTAATTCTTTCAGCGGCCTTTTCATTTAACCCCATTTTTCCGACCAACTGAAATGCACCTTTGTCAGCTTCCCCAATTCTTTTACCTACCTCAGCAAAACTAACGATTAAATCTTGAGCTGGTTTTAGTACGTTACTAATATTTGCTGCTAAATCAAGTAAATTAGAACCTATAAGTTTAGTTTCCTCAGCGTCTAAGGCAATTTTTTTTGAAGCATCTTCTAGTAACATACGTATTTTTTAAATAAATACTTTAGGTTTAACTTTTAGGAGTATTCATTTCTATGACAGTATTAACCAAATAAGTACGATGAGACGTAGGGATTAACATAAAATCCGAATACGGAATATGTAAAAACCTACTCAATAAAAGATATTGGTCTAAAAGATGTTTGGTATAATCAGAAGAAAGGACGAAAAAACTCCGCCCCAAAGGTAACTCGCGTGAGTACACTTTTTCCAGATGGGGCTATAATTTCTTTGATTAAGTCTAATGACGGTTGATTTTTGTTTATAAAATTGGTAATGAATTTAGAATCCATTATTGGCATTTTTTCAACAAATTTAGCAATTTCTGTTTTGTCTTCATTATTATCAATACTAATAATTTGTTTTAATAATCTCCAAGTAACTTTAGGTGTTACCATGTTTTTGGGATATGAATTTTCTCTATCCGATAATTCTTTTTTATCACCAAAAGTTAATAATTTTAATTTTACGGTTTTTCCACTTTTTGGAAGTGTTGCAGTGTAGTGTCCATTTTCATCAGGGTCAACTTCGGGTTTAGAAAAATTTAACTCATCCAAAGAAAAAGTTGATTCAAATTTATTACCTGTTTCAGGGTCAGTTAAATTAACGTTATATTCAGGACCAAACGCAGTATTTCTTAAAAAAACTAAAATCGCTTCAATATCACCTTCTAACATATCGTCAACCTTCAAATCAGGTTCATAAACTTTAGCCCGAATTAATTGTTGGATAACTTGGTCTCCAGACATATTAGAAGCGCTTGCCAAAATATTTTCGTCAGCAGCAGTTAAAAAACCAACTTTAACCGATTTTTTTTTGTTTTTATAAAATTTACCTCCACTTGGTAAAGTTAATACATCATGTGGTAAATTAAAATTAGTTTGGTTAATATTCTGTTCTTCCATAAATTCGTTTTTGTTTATAACATATAATAGTTTAATTTATTGTAAATAAAAAACCCACATTTCTGTGGGTCTTATTATAATATTTGTAATAGTATTAGTAAAGTAATACACAATAGTCAGGACGAAGTGTTAATGTAATATTAGCTAATGCGTCGTCTGCATAACCAAGAGAACCAAAATCAACGTCAGTCAAGAAACATTGGATTAAAGACCACTTTTCAATAACAACGCCTGTCGGGTCTAACATTTCAAGTTCAACGTCTTTCTTATATCCTGCCGCGTAACCCATACGACCCGTTACTGATTCAGCGTGTAAACGAACCCATTCCATCATTGCTTGAGCCGCTGAAGGTCCAATTGGGTCACGTAGTGTAACACCGATAGTTCCCCATTCGTATTTTCCTGCAACATATCTTTTAGTGTTTAGAAAAGGAATATCAATACTTCCAATTGTTATTTTAGGTCTATTTGTTGTTTCTACAAACCATTCGTTTATACCCAATTCAGAAGGAAATCTTAGAATAAATCTATTTTTCTTTTTGGGTTCATACGGAAAAGGCATTTTCATCAGTAAATCAGCCATATCATTTTGTTTTTAAATTTTCTTTTATTTTATTATAAATAGTGTCAACTAAATATTTTTCTATTTACTTTAAACTTTTTTTTAGTCAAACTTGCTATAAGTCCAGTTTATAAATATTAGTATAATTTCTTTTCTCCTCCATGTGTTGATATTGTTTGAATAATATTTTCTGGGTCTTTAGATAATTCATCTTTAACTTTTTCCAGATTTCTTAAATCATCATCTGAAAATCCTATTTTAGGTATGAATCTATTACTAATATCATCTTTAAACATTATTGGTTTATTTAATCTACCAGCTAAATATTTTACATATTGTTGAAATTCTTTTAAAGCTGCGACTTTACCAACCTCAGGACTTTGTGCTGACCCGGCTCCGAATGTTACAGGATAATACTTATTCATATCCATATAAGCATTTATAAGTTCTTTATCCTTCATATCCTCTTCACCCGCAAACTTTCTAAATTTTCTTAAATTTTTAACCAATTCTTTTTTAGATATTCCCTTAAAATTAGTTTCAATCATATTTTCAATTGCCCTACGTAAAGCCAATGGTGAGTGTCCCCTTGCAGTAACTATTGAAAAAATAGAACCCCCATTAATTGCTTCTTCAAAATCATCCCATGCAGGACCTGGTTTTGCCATCATAGAGTCAATGATGAATCTTTTATCGCCTTTAGTCCCAAAGTTCCTAAACGGGTCGTCAGCAAACCCTACAACAGTTTTTTTCTTATATTCAAAAGGTTCAACTCCAACCTTAACACGATATTCCGCAAAGTCTTCAGTTGACATACCAACTTCTTCATTATCCTCTGTACGAAGTATTATTTGTGTCGGCATTGTAAGAATATTATCGTCCCAGTCAAAAGCGTAATATTTTAAATCGGGTGTGATTTCTTCATCAAATTCTTCTACTAAAAATATTTTCATATCTATAAATATTATGTAAAATAAAAACCCCCACTTTCGTGAGGGTTTTCAATTATTTTATCGTTGATTAGATGTTTTCAAACGACGCTCCTGTTGGAGTGATTAAGAACTCAATGTCAATGAATTCAAGAGCTTTAGTTGGTTTGATGTAAATCTTACCTACCATTTGGTTAGCATCTAAGTCTTCAGGTGTATTTTGAACAGTAACTCTGAAGTCATATAAACCTCTGTCTCTACGAATTGCATCTAAGATTGGATTAACAGAATCTAAGAACTGTTGTCTTACCAAGTTGTCGTTTTGTTCGAACAATAATCTTACGGCTACTGCTGAAATCAACTTACGAGCTTGTAATAACAATCTTCTTACGTTAATTCTGTCAAGAGCTGACTCTCTGATTTGAAGAGTTTTATTACCCCAAATAACTGTTCCAACGTCGTTGAATGTAGCAATTGGGTTAATTCTTCCTTTGTAAAGAGTGTCTCTATCTTCTTGAGTTAATCTCTTACGAGCTCTAACTGCGTTTACCACACCTCTTGTATAACCAGCGGTTGCGAACCAAGGGAACGCGATGTTGTCTGTTAAGGCGAAATTTCTTGTCGCTTCAGCAGTTGCTGGAATATAAATTTGAGTGTTATTTACTGTATCACGAGTAAGAACCCATGGGTAGTAAGTTGCGGTGTAGTTAGAATCGATATTAGTATTTTCCAAGTTATCAACCGCCTCTTGTGGGTAAATTAAATTATCCATTGAAGTTGATGGTTGTAACAAGTTGAAGTCAGGACTCGTACAGATATAGATTGAATCCGCTCTGTCGTTCTCAACAACATCAATTACTTGTTCAACTAAATCACCATTGTTAACATAATCAATACCAGGTGTTACTAACACGTTGATATTTGTTACCTCAGGATTTGCAAATTGTTGAACACCTAATAGGTATGCGTAATAGTCAGTGTTTGCGTAATCAACAGTGTTATCACCAACTGTGATTTGTTTAAACGCTCCCCATCCTGTTGCATCTGTGTAAGGTACACAACCCGCTAACGCTCCTTGCTTGTAACCAGTATTACCTAATCTGTAACGGTCAGCATTTGTTCTGTATTCACGATAGATATCCCATCCGTCAAAACCACCTTGTACCAAGAAAGTAAACTTACGAGAGTATAAGAAGTAATATGGACTAGTTTGTGAAGTAGGTTCAGAACTAAACGCTCCCGCCCCAACATAAAACGCTGTTTGTCCACTATTTGAGTAAACATTTGCAATAGTTACTGAAGTTGCTCCACTATCCATGTGGAAACCTTTAGTTTGTAATCCCCAAGTTACATGATTTGCTTCAGTACAAGTAGTTGTTGTTGGATTTGGCATTCCTTTGTATTGGAAGAAATCTGGGTCATAACCCGGTGAATCCGACGAGAACGCCACTGCTGAAGAAATACCTAAGTAAGTTCTTCTTATATTATCACCTGAACTTTGTACAGAGTTATCAGCACCTGAAGTAGTTCCGAATGGTGGGTTATAAATAACTTCACCTGGGTAATCATACTTTGTCTTATAAATTTGGAATGGTGATTTAGCACCTGTGTATTTACGAGTTTCAAAACCTTCAAATCCACAAGGAAGTGCGTCAACCGGAGCTTCCGTGTTAACTTCAACCATTATAAATTTCGACTTAATTGCAAACTCACCATCTGAACTACCAACTTTTTTAGCGATGTAGTTATTTTCACCAGGATTAATACTACAATTAGTAAATTTCTCCAAAACAACAGGGTTAGAATCCGTGTCAAAGAAATCTCTAACAATCAAATCAAATGTTCCGTTGTTAAATGAAATGTTTGCGATTGAAATTTTAATTTCAGCGTTAGCGTCATTTCCGTCAGAAATTGTAATTGCTCTGAATAATCTATAAACTAAATTACCACGTAATTCTGAAACAACCCATGGTGATTGAGGTGTTTGATATCTCTCTAAATAATATGCAATTGAATCCACACTATTATTTCTAGCTTCAGGTAAAGCAGTTAAAGAACAATTTAAACCTCTAATAAATCCTTTATTATATCCATAAGATAATAACGTAGAATATCTTTCTTCAGTAAATAAAGGAACTTCAGTTTGGTCTTTAGCGAAGTTTTCAACTCCAAATACTTTAGTTATAAAGTTAGCATTTGACGGTGTAAACGAAGTTTCAAAACTAAACGACGTAGAGTCGTAACTTAAACCTGAAATTACAAATGTTGCAAATGGATTTTGTGTTACCGCTGAGTAACTTCCAGTACAAACCATTTGAACGTTAGATGTTCCAGTTACTTGATAATCAGGACCATGTTGAGTTGATGAATAATTAGTAACACCTCTTGAACGAAGTGTCGCAATTACTAAATCATTATATCCTGAATAAGTTAAACCTGAAAATCCATAATAAAACCCTGAAACAGTTCCTGTAAAACTTCCAGAGGTTCCAAATGCAGTTCCTGATAAAGAACCGATTCTACTATAAAAAGAATTTCCGTAATATGCCTCACCTGTTGCAGGTGGTACAAAGTTAGCGTAGAACCAAGTGTCGTTTACACTTGAACAATAATCTATTGTTGATGCGCTGATACTATCTACATCAAATACGTTTGTCGCAGCAGTTAAACCAGCAACAACATTCGCATTAACTTGAGTCCCTGAAACAGGTCCGAAATAATACGCCGATGATGCTGATAATGAATTACTTGATAAAATACTTGATATCTGATTTCTTAAATCTGACAATATTGATGAATTAGTTCCATCTAATGCTGTGTAATTATTTGAGTAGTAAGTATTACCTGAAATTACTGAAGGTACTGCTGAAGTAAACTGTATTGAAGTTGTTGAAGCAGTTGAACCTGTAAAATTAAAACTATACGAAGTTCCTCCAGTTAGTCCTACTGTATTACAATCAACATTCGCGACAGTAGTAATAGACCAAGAAGAACCTGCGTCATAACCTGATAAACCTAAAACTCTTGTTACAAAAAGTTGATTTGATTGTTGTAAATATGATTTAGCAATGTATGCCGCTTCATATTTTGGGATTTGTGTGTTCACAAATTTTTCCGGAAGTGTACCACCGAAGTAAGTTTCAAATTCTCCGTAGCTTGAGATAAATATAGGTTCAAACGCAGGACCTTTTAAGGTTTCCCCAACTATACCTAAAGTAGTAACTCCGACACTTTGTGAAACAAATGATAGGTCTCTTTCTGATGTATATACACCCGGCGAGACGAAAACTTTGTTTGATGTTGCCATGTTTATTTTAAATGTTTTTAAAAATTTATTTATTGATAAATATTGTCATTTTAATCAAAAACTAATGGGGTCACTAACTATTTATAAATCAGTAGGAATAAATTCTACCTTTTTTCTACCTTGGAAATTAAGAATATAAAAATATCCCCTGACAGTCATAAAACCCTAAAGGACTATTGTATGAAACATGGTTTGAAGATTCACAAGTTTTTAGAAAAACTAATTAGGGATAATTGTGAGGAAAAAAAAGATATCTACGGGGAACGTTAAACTATTGTTGATACTAAATTAAATGACGATGATTGAGCGTTATTTGTTTTAACAATATTAATAGTTAAAATATCATTTGTATTAATTTGTATCATACCGGCAGGTAATGTTGTAATATCATTTCCATAATACAAACCATTAATTAAAAATTCATATGTGTTAATATTAACATCACCATTAATATTAATATTGGCCGAATAATTAAATGTTTGAGTATAAGAAGTCATACCTATAGGAAAGTTCGCATTAAAAACATATTGGTCAGGATTTGGTGGGTATTGTTTTCTTTTAACTTTTTTCTTTCTACGGTCTATTTCAACTAACATTAAACTTCTACTGATTGCAGGTTTAACTTCATATTCTTCTTCATCACTTAAAAACCCTTGTAAAGTGAAAGCATACGATTGTATATAATATCTTCTTTTTTCAACATCCATAACCGACTCATCTGATATTTCGTCAAGTGTTATTGGAATGTAATGTCCTTTAATTTGTGTATAAGCCTGACGAGATGCAAATTTTTCAATAACAATCTGATTGAATTTATTTAATTCTCTCATTCTATTACAGATAATTTTAACTGAATATTTTATATCAACAGGAACAGGTTGTGGAATGGTGTAAATGTCCATACCTTTTCTTTGTCCGTCCCATGTAGGAACCGCAGCATAATAATATTGTTTTCTATTTGGTATGTTATATCTTAATGATGGTAATGTCCCGTATTTTACTTCAGGAGTTCTTACTGTTGTAATAATTGGTGGTTGAACATTTTTATCAATGTTATTAAAATCCCAAGTCTGTGTAAATTGAGACCAATTCTGAGTTGTCATTAATATATCTACAACCTTAACAATCTTTCCCCCAACAACAGTTTTTAAATCATCTTTAACAAAGTCCAAAAACCCCCTATCCAAATCTTCATGTAAAATAGACTTAGGCAAGTAAGTTCCATCCTTGTTAATATCTTCAAGAAGTTGTTCTCTTCTTTCATAACCAATAGGAGGGTATGTAAGAGGTAAAGTTTTTTTAATTTTTGGTAAAGCCATTATTTTTCTTCATTATCATTACCACATTTATGACAAATATATGGGTCATTTCCTCCGTCAGATAAGTCCCAAGACCAACCACAATCACAAATTACCCGACCATCTTCTATTGATTTAACAATCATTTTCAATTGTTTTTTAGAAATAATAATTTTCATTTTATAATCCTCTAAATTCGTTTTCCATTACAGGAGATGCGTTTATTGTTCTATAAAATGGTTTATATCCTGCGTACGTGTGTTTGTTATCTGAAACAACACGACCATCATTATTAACTACATAATATCTTACTTGAGTTTCAGTTTCGTAATACCCAATATAATCACCATATTCAATGTCAATTTCCAATTCATCTAAATGTTTTTGATAAACCGAAATTCTAGCATTACCCGGCTCCATTTGATTAATCTTACTTGTCCCAAGAAATTTATTTTCAGGGGCAACAATTTGTAGATAAGCTTTAAACTCAATAGGTGGTAAAAATTTAACACCATCAACGGAGGCTTCACCATACACATCATCAACATTTGTCTTCTGTTTGTCAATACGATATAGTACAAGAGTGAAGTTCATATCGCCTTCTAACCATTCTCTTCCCATACTAATATCTAAATTATAATCTTCCGCACCGAAAAATTTACCTAACCTTGTTATTGGAACTATTCTATTTGACATATTGATAAATATTTCTTTTTTGATTATTATTATAGTTGTATAGTTAATTAAAATAATTTGACAACTTCTACAGGACATTTAAGTATTGAACAACAAGCAATATCTATTCTTGAAAATTATCAGGGGTCAAATAACTATATCCTCAAATTAAAAAAACAGATTGATTCAAATAAAAAGTATCTTCCAACAAGAGCTCAATGTGATTATGTTATTGACTACAATTCAGTAGTTCCAAAAGTTGCTAAAAAATGGGTTGAGATTGATTCATACTTTTCACAAAAACTTGTTGCTGACAATCCTTTTATTAAGGAACCTGATAAAATATACGTTGAAAAAATTTTAGTTGAAAAAGATAAGTCATATCACATTTGGGGTAAAATTTTTAGTGGAGAGACTATCCATGATTTTTGGATACCGAGAGCTGCGGTTATTAAACAATACACCGAAAACTTGGTTGATGTTGATTATACAAAATATGAAAACCGACCACCACTTGCTCATCAAAAAGAAGCGATAGAAAAATTATTAAAGAACGATAAGTTCATTTTGGCGGATGACATGGGACTTGGTAAGACCACTTCTGCGGTGATTGCTTCATTAGAAAGCGGTACAAATAGAATTTTAATCATATGTCCGGCATCTCTTAAAATAAATTGGGAAAGAGAAATTAAAAACTATACCGACAAATCAGTTTATATCTGTGAAGGTAAAAAGTTTGAATTGTCGGATTACGTAATTGTAAATTACGATATCCTGAAAAACTTTCACGACCCAAAAGATAAAAATGGTTCAACAATTCTTAATTCAAAATTTGATTTGGTTATTATTGATGAAGCCCATTATGTTTCAAATGCTCAGGCTCAAAGAACAAAGATTATAATGGATGTAACCAAAAACATTAAAAAACTTTGGTTATTAACGGGGACACCAATGACTTCTCGTCCCATGAATTATTATAATATCTTAAAACTTATTGATAGTCCTGTGAGTCAAAACTGGCAAGCATATGCTATTAGATATTGTGGTGGGTATCAGTTTAGAGTGGGTGGTAAAAAGATTTGGAATGTTACAGGAGCATCTAATTTAGAAGAATTAAGAGAAAGAACTTCACGTCAAATTTTAAGAAGATTGAAAACTGAAGTTTTAGATTTACCTGAAAAAATTATTACACCTGTTTATCTTCGTTTGAAATCAAGATTGTATGAAGGATTAATGGGTGAGTATTATGATTGGTATAATAATAGACAAGATGAATCAAGGTCTCTATCAGTTCAATTTTCAAAACTTATGAAAGTAAGACAGGTAATTGCTGAAGAAAAAATATCTATAACAATTGAACTTGCTGAGAACATTATTGAACAAGGTAAAAAAGTTATTATCTTCAGTAACTTCACCGAACCTTTAAAAAAGATACACGAACATTTTGGTAAAAAATCTGTTTATTTAGATGGGTCAACATCAAAACCTGCAAGACAGGATGCGGTTGACAAGTTCCAAGAGAGTGATAAAATACAAGTTTTTTGTGGTAACATGAAAGCTGCGGGGGTTGGATTAACACTTACCGCTGGTGAGGCCGTTATTATGAATGACTTATCGTTTGTACCCGCTGAACATGCGCAGGCAGAAGACCGCTCATATAGATACGGACAAAAAAATTCAGTTTCAATATACTACCCATTATTCGACAACTCAATTGAAGGAGTTATTTACGACATTCTTACAAGAAAGAAACAGATAATTGGTACGGTTATGGGAGATATAGACGAAAGTTCTGTAGATATTGTTGAACAAATACTTAACGAAATCAATAGTAAGTA